AGCTGTCAATGTCTGTTAGAACACTTGCAGGCGTTCACAATGGAGAGTCAATCCCCGCTTGATCCTTCACAATGAACGTTGAATGCAAACACCGATCATTGACCGCATAGCGTCTCACGCTGGAACGACGACATGCGGCGGACACTCGCCAACCGAATGGGCACGTTGGGGGTAGTTTTGGACGCCAACCGGCATACCAGCGGCACATCCGGGGGCGAAATCCGTCTGCGGATCGAGCCGTCGTGGGGAGCGGAACGGCCTCTACTTCCGCCCTATCAACGAGTTAGCGCGAGGGCAGCCGGCGTCACCCGACCGGCCTGCCGCCCCGGACGGCCGAAATCGTGCCGCTTAATCGCCCCCTGACGGGCCCTCCTCTATTGATAACTGCACCCTCGCCGGCGGGATCCGTTCGATTTCCGCCCCGGTAGCTCGCCGGAACCGTCGATAAATGCACCCTCGGCCACGGCTCCGCGGCCGGCGAGGATGCCGTGTTTCTAGTACTGAAGTTTGCAATTGAGCCAATCCCACTCAGACGTCCCACCGACGATGGGGTGGCCGCCTGCGTACACCCGATCGGCCGCGATCCACGCGTACGTGAACGCCAGTGAGAAGTGATTGGTGCCGATCTTGATGTAGCGGTACCGCTTTGCCCCGGTGTCCTCGTTTTCGTCCAGGACCTTCGCGTCGGCCGCCATCTGTTGCGCGAACTGCTCCACGAGCCGGTCACGGCGCGGAAGCCTCACCAGCTTGTCACGGATCGCTGCACGGGAGGCATCGAGGGCCTCGGTTCGGTTGATCTGGACGATCCGCTCCTGGATGCTCCAAGCGGCCGAGCCGCGCTGGTTCTCGTTGAAGAAGTTCAGATAGACCCGGCCGGCGTGGCGCTTGGCGAAGGCCCGCGTGGCATGCGTCTCGGGGAGCCCGTCGATCACACACCGTTCGACGCTGAACCGCTCCATAAGCTCATCGAGCTCCTCGAAGGAGTGGCACACGCGGACGTGGATCAGCCGCTTGATGGTTTGGTCGGCCCTGTCCGGCTGCAAGACCACCGCGTGCAGCTGACTGCCGGTGTCGACCCCCATCGCCGTGGCGTCGGCCGCCGCCTCGAGCATGACGCGATCGGTGCACAGCGAGAGCACGCTTGCCGAGTCGAGGCGCCGCTCGAGGTCCGCCCACGGGATCCCGATCTTGAGGTTATAGAAGCGATCGGGATACCGGGTGGTGCGGTACTCCTCCAAGATCTCTCCCGGGTCCACTTTCGATGAGAGGAGCTGCGAGATGCGATACCCATGAATCGGCCGGCCAGGGAAATCGGCGACCCAGTCCCCTACCGCCATGTCGAGCTCGCCCTCACACTTCGGGCAGGCCCGATAGAAGCTCCCGTCCGCTCGCGGCAGGATGATCTTGACCTCCTGGCCGAGCTTGGTCGGAAACTCCCGATCGAGCGCCGTCCATGCACCGCACCCGGGGCAGCGCACCGTCCAGTGGCGTTGGTCGGACTTTTGATAACCCTCGTCGATGCCGTAGTCGGGGAGCGAGGGGTTCGAGAGCTCCAGGATTCGCTTGTAGTCGGAGTGTCCGAGGCGTTCCTTCGCCATCGCCTTGGCCTGAGGCTCGGCCTCGTCCAGCTCGTCGAAGACGATCAGGTCCGCAGGAACCGACTTCATGCCGACGGTCGACTGCATCCCGCGCAGGTAGAGGTGGGCGTCGCCGATTCTCTTGAGGCCGACCGTGTCGGTGTCGGCCATCATCTTCGCGAGAAAGGGATTCTCGGCAAGGAGCGGCGACACGCGAGAACGGCTGAAGTCGAGGACGTCCGTGCGGGTCGGGAAGAAGTACATCACGTTCAAGCCGACGATGCAGGAGTGGATGCTCCGCAGGATCGCCCAGGTCGTCCCGCCGATCTGCGCGGCTTTCGAGAGGCAGATGTGCGCCGCCGTGTCGTCGTAGATCGGCCGCAGGAACTCGTGGCCGTCGAAGCTGAAGGGCCGGCCGTCGAGACGGATCCGACGCGCCGACCACGCGGCCAAGGGCTCCACGATGGCCCGTGTCTCGGGCCGCGCCAGCTCCATCATCCTCGAACGCAAGTACCCGTCGATCCGGCGGGACCTGCCCGGGCCCGGCATCAGCCCAACCCCTCGGCGTCATGGTCGGGCGCCGGGAGATGGTCGAGCACGGCCTTCGCGATGCGGTCACGCGTGGCTTCATCGGCGATCTCCGTCCGAATCACGCGCAGGAACACATCGACGAGGTGCCGAGTCTCGGCCGCTGCCTCGGCGCGGATCTGCTCCTCCGTCTGCCCGTCGAGCGAGAGTCCCCGCGCCAGTCGCTGACCTTTTTGCGCCTTGTCGAGGATCGAGGCGACGCGTTCCAGGTCGCGGATCTCGTCCCCACCCAGCTTGTCCTTCCCAAGGCTCCCGTAGACCCGCGCGATGAGCGACGCCCAGAGTTTGTAGTGCGTGGAATTGAGGTTGACGCGCTCGGTGGCCAGGCGCTCCACCAGCTGTTCTGCCGCCCGCTTGTCGATCCGGATCCTCAGGCCATCCCAATCCTCGTCGCGCTTCCACACGCCGATCGTGTGGGGCTTCGCCTTCACCCGGCGCGCGATCTCCGAGATCGAGGTGACTTCACCTGTCAGGAAGAGCTGTCGGGCCTCCTCGCGGAGCTTCTGGGAGTGTCGCGCCATCGCCTACTCCACCGGCCGGGAGAACCAGGCCCACCACGACGACTGGAATGCGAACCACCCCGAGACAAGCGTCCAGCCGGAGGCCATGCCGTCGTTCGCCTCGTCGATCGTGAACCGCATGTACTCAGTCGTTGCCACGCCAGCCCTCGGCCTTGCGTCCTGTGTAGTCCTGCCAGCGGGTGACGATGACGTCGCAGTAAGCAGGGTCGAGCTCCATCAGAAATGCCTTCCTGCTCAGACGCTCAGCAGCGATCAAGGTGGAGCCCGACCCACCGAAGAGATCGAGCACGTGCTCACCTCGCCGCGAGGAGTAGTTCATCGCCCGCTCCGCGAGCTCCACCGGTTTCTCCGTCAGGTGAACCATCGAGGGCGGGGACACCTTCTTGACGGACCACACGTCGGTGGCGTTCGTGACGTCGGGGTTGAAGAAGTGCGCGGCACCCTCCCTCCAGCCATAAAAGCACCACTCGTGATTCCCCATGAAGTCCTTGCGCGTGAGGACGGGCCACTCCTTCACCCAGATCACCGTCTGGGAGAAGTACAGCCCTGACCCTTCGAAGGCGGCGGGGTAGTTCTTGATGTTGGAGTACCCACCCCACACGTAGAACGACCTCCCGGGCTCGAGCGAGCTGGCGATGTTCCCGAACCACGCCGTGAGCAGCCGTCGGAACTCGTCGTCCGACACAAAGTCGTTGTCGAGGACCCGATCCTTCGCCCGCATCTTGCCAGTCGGCTTGCTCTTCTCGGGGTGCCGCGCGAGATCAAGCCCCTGGTGGTGCATCCGCTCGCGCTGGGTGTTGGGAACATTCCCCTTCGTGTTCTGGCCCATGGCGATCGCGTTGTTCGAACGAGGCTCGACCCTGACGTTGTAGGGCGGATCGGTGTTGACGAGATGAACGCGGGCGCCCGCGAGCAGCTTTGCCACGTCGTCGGGGCTCGCGCTGTCACCGCAGAGGAGACGATGGTCCCCGAGGATGATCAGGTCGCCCGGCTGCGTCTTCGGCTCGTCGGGTGGCTCCGGTAGCGCGTCGGGATCGGTGAGACCGTCGGTCGGGCCCGAACCGCGGATCATCTGATCGATCTCGACGTCGGTGAACCCGGTCATCGCGAGGTCTGCACCGGCGCGCTGTAGCTCCGCGATCATCGTTCCGAGCTGCCCTTCGTGCCATTCCCCAGAGATCCTGTTCAGGGCCAGATTCAGCTGGCGCTCGCTGGCGTCGTCGAGGTCGACGTAGACGACCGGGAGCGTGGTGATCCCCTCGAGCTCGGCGGCCTTGATCCGCTGGTGACCGCCGACCACGCGCTTCGTCCGGCTGTTCACCACGACCGGCTCCACGGCGCCCCACTGGCGCAAGGAGCGGCGAAGGGCCGCGAGGTCGTGGTCGCCTATGGTCCGGGGGTTGTATGGCGCCCCCATCGCGGCCAAATCGGACGTGTCGACATTGACGACTTGCACGGTCAGGCGGCCCGCGGCGATGCACAGGCGATGGCGCTGTAAACACTGCGATTCACGGTCGAATTGAGTGGATGCGTCGCCGACGTCACGCCATGAATGGTGACGTCGAAAGGAGAACGACGATGGCCATACCGACCGACCTTTTCAAGCCGATCACGAAGGCA